CATACCAATAACACCAAGAAAACGATCACGGAAATACTTACGTGCTCCTTTAAACTCACCCGTTCGTCGTATTCCATCCAATCTTCGGGCATCATTTCGATACTGATTATCTAATTCTTTTGGAAGCAGCATTTCATCCATTAATGATTCAGATAACGTCTTATCTCTTAGATACCCATCTAATTGTTCTTTTGCAGCTGCTCTCGTTACTTGGTCAATTGTGCGAGCTTTTAACAACTTATCCTGGGATCTATCGCGGTTTGGATACATATTATCCTTAAACGCTATAGTTTCCTGATATTCAACATCGGTAAACACTTCATCAGCAAATTTTTCCTTGTAAAATTCTTCTCCTGCAAGATCTACTTTTGCTTGCTGTACTTCTTTTTCAAGTGCTATTTGCTGTAGGGTTTCTTGCCTTAAATCATTTTCAGCCTTTTCAACTGCTGCGTATGCATTTGGAAAGGCATCAAGTCCGGTACTCTGCCCGTTATTAAATGTAACTATTACTGATTTAATTTCTTCTAATTGACTTGCATTTGGGTTAAGTCTAAGAACAGAATCTATGACTTCATCCACTGCTCCTGCAGAAGATTTAGTTTTCAATAGGTCCATTACGGCTGATATGCCACCTGTATTAAACGCATCTTTTACAGTATTGGTACGTTGAATACTATTCTCAAATGCTAAGGTATCTGTTTTTACCTTATTAATTAAGGTAGCAGCTCTATCTCTTGTTTTATCTAGATGCTTGTTATAGCCTTTTCTTTGGATTAAAGTTGATGGTTTTTCACCGTCTATTGTTAATCCAGCTCGAAACTTTGCGAATGTGGCATTCAGTCTTGCTTCTATTTGGTCAGCAGGTAATCCATCTTCAATGTCTTTCTGTACAGCTTCAAGTGCAACTTTGGCATGTGCTCTACCAGTTTCATCCAATACAATTGAATTGTTGATATAGTTTCTATACCCTCCACCTTTTACAAGGTGATCATACATTGTGTTGATAAACTCTTGTGATTTACCTTGCTTAAGGTAATCCTGAACTACTTCTGTTTCTTGCCACTGTTGAGACGAGATAGAGCTATCTACGCTTTTAGCAGCTAAAGCATCTTTTTGTGATAGCTGAAATCTAGAGGAAATCTCATTAATTGCCTGTTGCTGTATCTCTTGGTTTTGTTTGATAATACCTGATGTAATATCAAATGCAGTTTTAGAGAAATCTTTAAGTGCTCCAAATGTATCTATTGCATATTTATCTTCGTTCTGCTTCTTGAGTAATTCTCTTTCGTAAGCTTGTTTTGTAAACTTTGCTTCTGCTTCATTGCTGTCTTTACTGACACTCCTTGCAGCTTTACGAAAATTTTCTTGTATACTTTGCGTTTGTTTCTGTGCTTGTAAGAAGATTCTTTGGTTTTCTTTTTGAAAGGCTTGCGCCCTATCCATACCAGACAGTTGTCGCTGTGCTTCTCTTTGTATTTTATCTGTAGTACTAGGGGCTTTTAACTGGTTATCAGAAAAACTTCCTTCCCTAGCAGATGATCTAAATTGTGCCATTTACCTCCTTGGGTAGAAACTTGAACTGAAATTACCTAAAGTTGATCCGATTGTTCCCCATGTTCCAGACGTTGCTCCTAGGAAGGTTCCACCGCCTGCCATGCCTAATCCTCCTGCTGCCCCTATACCGCTAACAGCGCCAGCAACCATTCCACCAATCTTCAAAATATCTCCGAAGTTAGAAGACGCTACATTTTCACGACCTAATGTTCCACGGAAATCTCTTTCGTAATCTGGTCGAAGAGATGGGGTGTATTCAGGGAACTCTACAACCTCTGGTCTTAAGAACATTTCTACGTAATCTTCTGTTTCAGGATTATCGTATTCTGCGTAAAACTCTGCTGGATTAGTAAGTGCAGGTAGACGTTGTGGTTCGAGCATCATTGACGCCTCTGCCTGCATATCTGCTTGTCGTCTAGCGTTAGCAATATTCTTTCTTACAATTGCGTCTCTTTGGTTAATGCTCTGCCTTGTTGCAGAAATTTTAATTTTATCCACATCAAAGGATGCATCTAGTTTGCTATCTTTTAATGTAAAGTCATTATTAGCAGCATCTCTTGCAGCTAATACCATTGTCTGATCAAGGATCAACATATCCTTTAGCTGTGCAATGCCTAGATCGACGCCCTGTTCGGCATACATCAAGCCATTTGCAATCGCTGCTCGTAATGCACCTGATTCAGCCATCACACCCAGTACAGCCTTAGCTGATGACCTGCCTGCAGTACCTTTTGCTCTAATAGTCCCAGCTGCTTTCATACCTTCGATGATTGCTTTCTGAGCTTCTATCTGGCTTTCACTACGTGCTTTACGTCTTTGAATTTCGTAAGAACCTAAATCACCAATATACTTAGTTTCAATTTCTGAATCTTTGAAGTCTGCTTGAACAAGCTTGTTACTTCGATCTACTTTTAGACCAGTTGTATTGAAGTTATAATCTAGAATTGTATCAGCTTCATCGAACATTACCGCCAAAAGATCATCTTTTCTTTTCAGGTCTTGTTCTGCATATGCAGCACTTTCAGCTATCTTATTATAAGCTTTTTGATTATATGCTTGTTTAACTGACTCATCATATACGCGGGTAGCTGAATTAAATTCAAAATTTTGTCTTTCAACACCTTGTCTGTAATCTTCTAGAACTTGTCGTTCTTGAAATCTTGTATTATCTTCATTGGCTTGAACCTGAGCTTCGTACTGCTGTCTCTCGAAAACATACTTGCCCATCCGCTCTGCTTCATATATTTCCCACTCTTGCTTTGCTCGTTTAGATGCGCCTCTTTCAGCGTCCATCTTTTCTTTGTTCCTATCGTTTGCTCCAAAGAATCCAAGAATACTCATCTTTACTTCCTCTTATAGAATCGTGGGGCATAGTTTCCTTCCCACATCATTGCGTTTACCGCAACTGGGAATGGTGAGTTATTGAACATCCTTACTTTAATGTTTTCTGTACGTTGATGTACAGGTAGTGTAAACACTGTCTCGTTGTCTAGTGGCACATCATTTGCTAGGTAGTTGTTTGCTTCAATGACTGGTGTTGTAAGAAACCATTCATCGATATACATCTTGATTACTGCATTAGCCGCTGGTGCAGAACTGAATACAATAGTTGTAGCGTTGCTAAAACTAAATGCTGTAGTAGTGATACCATTTACTGTAATCTTTACATCACTTCTGTCTTCGTAATCTAGATCTAGTTTGTTAAATGGAAATGTAGTTGTAGAACCATCACCAATGAAATCAATACTATAAGGTATTCTTCCCTTTTGTTTTACTTTAAAACTCATATTACCTGAAAGTCCTACAGAGAACTTCATCCTTGCAATTGCTAGGCTTGCAGTGAAGTCTGCACTCTTTTCTTCAGGTCGATAGTATGTAGTAGGTAGTTCAACATCAAAGTTATACTTAAATCCTACGATGACATCACTAGCATTGCTGGTAAGATCTTTTTGCGGTACAATGAAGTATGGTCCTGTTCCATCAGTACTACGTTCTGGAGTAATGGTAAATCCTGATTCAACGAATGAACCAGTACTTGTATTACCTTTGATAATTAGAACAGGAGTAAGGTCTGATACATCGTTATAAGGTAAGTAGCATTTAGATAGATGATTGGTTGAGTCATATACAACGCTAGATGCAGTTGCATATAAATCCATACAAGGATTAACTCTTTGACCTCTGTTGTTGACAATAATTGCCTGTTCAGGACTTTGGCTTAATGCTGCTTTTAGTAGCACTACCTGATTGCCTTGCTTGGTAACTGCATACATGTCATCTGAGTCGATGTTCATGAATTGTGTATTACCAGGCATGAACCAACTTGTCCATGACTCCATCAGATTCTTTTCACCATCAGTGTAGTATCTAAAAATAAATACCTCTTTACCTGATTGTGAAGACAATGCAATCATTGAGTTTTGAGGACTAGCAATCAAATGATCAATGTTAGGTGATATCCATTCCTTAACTACACGTGAGAGATCAAGTACTTGTGGGTTCTGTTGCTGACCTTTAGTTACCATACTGAAGACTCTTGTATAGCCAGGAGTCTTACTAATGAAGTTAATGTTAGTACCTACATCAACAGGGTCCACAGTGTTATCCATCTCATAGTTAGAGATAGCTCTGATGGTTGCCAGTGTTGGTGTAAGTACTCCACTATCAGAGAACAGAATGAACTGCTGACGTGCAGAGAACAGAATTACACCTTGTGCTGTAGGTAGTACTGCATAAAGTGCTGTAGGGATAATTGAAGAGCAGCTGATGTCTACAGGATCTGAATCCAGCGTTGCTTGTGCTGTTTCAAAATAGAAGTTGTAGTACTTGCCAGAACGGCTCATACATACATTATCCTTTGACAGGAATCCCAATCTGTTGTTATGGAAGAAACCTGCAGAGATCTTCTCACCTACAAAACTTGGATGGCTGTTAGTGACCTCATCACCAATCAATCTGTCATCGTAGTTAATTTTTTGGAATACAAAAGTATTAGTAGATGAGTTGATTAATTCATGAGGCATGGTTGAGTTATCTAAACCAGGCGACACGTTTGGTCCTATCGTTTCTTCCCAGTAACCTCTACCATTTATACTGTTGTCAGCTTTAAATATTGCATAATAGTCATCTGTAGTGGTGATGGTATTTACAATTTTAACTTTATGACCATCATAAGATTCAATAGGAAGAAGTCCAATACTAGATACTTCGTCTTGAAAAGCCGAGATTCCAGTGTTAGATAAACCTCCCCTCACTTTTAATGTAAATGCTGTTGGTGTTCCACTTACAACTCGCGTTATATCAAGACTTGCAGTACCGTTTCTGGTTACTGTCCACGTTCCATCAAAGTCTGCATTACTAGCTGCTTGCTGTGCCGCAATACCAGTTGTAATTGCATCTTTAATGTTTGCACCTGATTTATCAGTTAGCAGATCATCGAATGAATAATCAGTTGTATCAGCTGTAACTGTAAATGTAATGCCTTGAATTTCAATGTAATACTTTGCTTCAGGAATTGTACTTTCTAGAACAACTGTACCCTTACCATTTAATGTATTTGCTGGGGTAGCTTGTGCTGTTACCGTTACATTGTTATTAATAACAAGTGTGGTGTCCTGTACAGTAAGTAGTTTGTAATTTAGTTTTGTTCCTGAAAGGTATGCTTGAGCACCAGTGCCGTATGTAACAGTACAGGCTGCACCAGTGATAGCATTCCAGATATAAATATCTGATCCTTTGATGCAACCAATGTAGATCTCATCATTATCTCTATTGATGTAGAACCACTTAGCATCATCATATGTTGAACCTGTTCCTAGGTTTGCAATATGCTTGAAGCCCGGTCTTTTTGTAAGACCATAAGTTGCATCAGGAAATCCGTTGTAGCACTCACGGACCTGACCGGGAAGCATTTTGTCATCTGATTGTTTAGATACTCCACCAAGGTAGTTAGGTATCCGTTGAGTTACTGCTGGCATTTAACGATAAAGCGCGTTGTACGGTTTGTAGCTGTTGTATGTATTTGTTTCGCCAGGATGTCCAAAGAAGGTGTAGTCACCTTGATTGCATTCATATTCCATAGCCATTGCTCTATTGAAATTCTCTTTTTGTTGGAGCATTTCAAATTGAGTCGTATCTCCCACAATTCTGCTTGACACTGTAGTTGCTGCTTTACTGGTTATAAAGTCAGCGATGGGTGTAGGAATATCTACCCAGTCAAATAGCCAAGTAATGTCACAAGATACTTTCTTGGTGAATGTATATGTGTGATTTGCTTTGTCGTATAGCTTACCGCTTCGCCTGATTACATCAATCTGTGCATTAGCAGCATTCTTAGCTGCATCAATCTGCAAGATGTTATTTGGAATCGAGATTTCATTATTAGAGTCAGGAGTCATGTCATAGTGATACTCCTTATTGAATGACCATCCTTCCGCCTGTACTTCCCGTGAGACTTCTAACAAAGTCTGATAGGCAATCGCAACGTCCGGGTTGGTTTGATCTAGGGTTGTCACAGGCGCTTGACCACATGACT